ATAGCAGCAGAAGCAGGGATGTTAAGGCGTTCAGCCCACTCAGCATTCGTAGATATTGCAACATCTTTTAACCTTTCTAATGTTTTATCAAGGCCAGCATTCTGACTGGTAGTTAATCTGTTATCCATAATGCCTGTTAAAGACACACCTAGTAGTCTCTCCTCTTCTGTGTTCTTGTTCCAGATCTTTCGTAGATAAGGGAACTTAGTCATAGACGATTGGATAGTACCTAGTATTGTAGCTAGGCGTACCTTACGTTCTAAGTCATCAATAGTATCTGTAGCTCGTACTACAACCTCTGTTAGATTACAGAACTGGTTTGGTCGTAAGATAATTTCGCTACAGGGGTTAGTACCAAACTCATAGTTGGGGTCTCTACGTCCATTCTTAGCTGCCTGTACCTTACTAGCCTGACGATTAAAGACACCACGTTCACCTGACTTACTTTCCACTAGGGCTTGCCACTCCCGCATGAATGTCTCCATGTCAGGCTTCTCTGTGTAGCTCACACTGTTGTTAGCCAATGCACGATGGGCTGCTGTTTCCCACCACTGTCCTGATTTAGCATGACGCATACGATCATCTGACAGGTTAGATAGACTAATCATAGCTGAACGACGAACACCACCAACTACAACAATCTGACCAATGAAACACATAAGGTCATGGCATTCAATAGAGGATAACCTACGGTTCTGAGCAGCCTTGAAGGTAGTAACTGCAAAGTTAAACAGTTCAACTAAAGGTGCAGGTCCAGATGCCCTACCACCAAAGGTCTTAAGTCTAGCACCAGCAGGACGTACAGCAGTCACATCCCATTTAGGTATCTCACCAGCCCAGAGAAGGGCTAGGACTTGACGAAAGGCTTTAGCCCACCCTTCCTTGCTATCTTTAACTACAACTACTGTGTCGCTCTCAAATAGCTCAGGAACCTCTGGTAACTTCTGGACGAACTGACGCTCTACTGAAAAGCCTACACCTGTGCCACATAACAAGATAAACATAGCTTCATCAAATGCTTTAGGGTCATCTACAGCCAAGTAACTACAGTTGTACCCAGCAGTATTGTCACGGGCCAGTGCTGGTCCAGCAGTCATCATAGCTCGCATAGAGGGCATAACCTCTAGGTTTAAGATGGCATCCCGTAGTTGGTTCACATAAGAATCGTTACCAGCTTTAGGGCGTACCACATTATCCATGTAGCGTTCTACTGTGTCTCCCCAATCCTCACGGCCCTCACCGTCGATATACTTAGCGTAGCGAGACTTAGCAATAAAAGTCTGGTAGTCAGTTGGTAGGTAATTATTCATCTTTAGCTTTTCCTCTCGCTCTCATAGTCTTATCTTCTTTTAGCCAGACCATACGGTCAATATCTGATCTAGCTATACCAATGTCTAGTAGTTCCTTATCTGTTAGCTGGTTAAGCTGCTTGATTGCTATCCTGTGAGTTCTCCATGTCGCAAGGTAGTTCATATATCTCCAGAACCACGACATGCCTGTCCTCTTCTTACTCATCGGTTGTCACCTGATCCTTGTAGTGTACCGTTCTTAACACGCTCGTTTAACTTCTCCATGTTCAACTCAATGATCTTAACTAAGCTGCCACCAAAGATGTTAGACAGAGCTACAGTATAGAACAGTACGTCACCTAACTCTCTTAAGACTGCATCATCATCAATTCTGTTGTCACGAAACAGTTTCTTAATCTTCTCAGATACCTCACCAGCTTCACCAGTTAAGCCCAGAGCATTCTCAATCAGACGCTCCCGACCTTTAGTAATCATCTTGTCTTCTACAAACTGGGAATACATATCAATCATGTCTTTCATATCTTTCGCTGTAATCATCCGTATAGTCCTTTCAGTCTTTCTAGTGATACAAATTCGGGTTCATAGACCCCTTGCCTTATTTCTCTCTTAATTACACAACCTTTCCACCAATCTCTATTTGCCTGTCCAGCCCACGTTTCTTCTGAGCCTTTGTAGCAACCCGCAACCAAACCGATAATCCCATTAGGGTGTGCGCCATCTTTAAACTTAAGATCACGTTTATGGCTATGCCCACAAGTAGAACTGTGATTACGATTGGCGAGTAAGCTATTAGCGTGATGTAGACCAGACATAGCTGAACCAAAATTACCACTACTAAAGAAGTGAGCGTAAGAAACGCCATCATAGTCAGCGATAGCGGGGGCGCTATTAGTGTATTCGTGGTATTCGTCGAACCAGTGGTCTGTTTGAAGATGGCTGAAGGAAATCCCGTACTTGTCTCCCTGTAATCTTGGTTCATGTGCGATAGCCTTTTTGATTCTATTCTCATGGTTCCCCTCAAAGCCAATCCAATATGGTCGCTTATACTTTCTTTCGCTAGGTTTCTTCCGTAGACGATCCATTGCTTCATTGTAGCAGTTGATGTCCTGTTCGTAGTTCTGACTAACTATAGCCTCTGGGTAACGTGTGTCAAAGGTGTTAAGAGAGCGCATATCAGCACCATCACCCAAGTCAATTATATAGCTAGGGTTTACCTCATAGATTAATTCCCCTAGCCAGTCGAAACGCTCATTCCCTGTCGAGGGGTCTGAGTGAGCGCATGAGAATACTACTGCTGTCTTAGCTGTCATATCGGGTATCCATTTCAAATTCTATTAGTATGGGTTCGATTGATCTGTAGAAGTGTTTCTGAAACTCATAGGCTGCATCAAAGGAGACAAACGGGATCTCTTCATCAAACATAACTTTACTTGGGTTTCTTTCTTGGGGATCTTCTACTCTACAGTTTAACCAGTAATTACCATCTTCGTCTTCGTAGGGGCCATCAAGAACACGATGGACTTTAATCAGGATTGTGTTAGCCATTCGTCGGGTATCCTTTTATCTGCGTATAAGAAGCCATATTTACTACACCAATCTCCGTAGGTACTCTTAGCGCCTTTGTATAACTTAGCCCTAGAGTTAGAGAAAACAAACCTTATGTCGAGAAAGGGATGTTGTTCCTTAATAATTATGTGCTTCTTTCTATCTGCTGCTACAAACCTACCCTTGGACTCTATGATGATTCCGTTAGGTAACTTAAAGTCAGGAGTGTAAGTTTTATATTCTACAAGATTCCATCTAATCTTTAGTTTCTCGTATTCAAAACCTACACCTCTATCCACTAAGTCTTTGGCTATGTCATCTTCTAGGCCTGACCTGTAACCATTCTTTATTGCGTGTCTTCTACGCTCACTGGTGGTTCCCATAGCTCACCCTCCTTACGTCTTAACCAGAGTAATCTTCCACACTCTATGGCATGGTCTCTATCTCCTTTGTAAGCTTCAAGGGCTGCTTTCCAGAAGTCTTCCTCTGTCTTACAGTCCTTGTAGATCTGAACGACTTTCTTAGGGCCAATTCCAGGAGCACCACCTATGTTATCTACCTTATCGCCTGTCAGTAGCTGAGTGTAGAAAGACCTTACAGCTTCTTCCTTACTCACCTTTGTGAAGGTTTCTTTAGTTAGGTTGTAATGATGACAAGGTATCTGCATAAAGTCCTTATCTGTGGAGGCTATGGTAGTGCTAGGACCAAGCTTAGTTGCCTCTATAGCTATAAGATCATCTGCTTCTTCTCCTTCGCTAGTGATAGCATTGTAGTTTACAGTTAAGTAGTCCCTGAGTAGAGGTAGGTATCTAGGCTTTACAGCCGCTACTCTATTACCCTTATAGACCTTCTTAGTGGCTATGGAATATCTGAAGTTACCTTTGCCTGTAAGGTAGACAGTGTACTCATCGGGGAGACTGAATAGTGTAGTTTTATCCAGTATGTCCCCCATAAGCTCATCTACCTTACTCTTGGCATCTTCAGGAAAGTCCTTCTCAGTAACATGCGCTGCACGATAAGCTACAATGTCACCGTCGATTAAAACCTTCCCATCTATCATCAGAAGCTCCCAAAGACCATCTTACCATCGTCCTTCTCAAAGGCTACATCTGTAACATAACAAAACCCAGCTGACTTAGTTGCGTCAGTGTATGCGTTAGACAAGCCCCAGAGATCATCTATGTTGTGACGTTCAATAACATTCTTACCCTCAAACCCATCGTCCTCACTGTCGCTTTCAAAGATGATTGTTACCTTCATTTGACTACCCCACCATAAACATTTTATCGTCGTCAGTTGGCTCTCCTGAAGTGTAGGGTACATGCTCAGTGATACCTACGTTAAGAAGGCGTACACCAGCACCATTAGAGTAAGTCTCAAATTGAACCTTAGCTTTAGTACCGTTACCTAGAGGTCCATCCTCTTCAAAGCTCCACAGTGTCTTCTTATCCATACCATTTGTAAGATTGACAATGTTTGGTGCGCCACCATAGTCTTTCTCAAAGGGCTTACCGTAGCGGTCAGTAAAGTTCTTAACGTCCTTAACCATACGCTTGAGCTTCATGTACTTACCAATACCATACTGAGCATCTCCGTCGATAATACGGGGACTGTTCATTGGCTCTGGATCTAACCCATCTTCTAGTAGTTGACTAATTTGATCTGGGTCTGTGAAGTAACCTTGTACAATATACTGACCACCTTTATCAGCAATACTCTTAGCCACACGGTTACCTTTAGGGTCTCCGTAATCAGCATTCTCAGGGAATACTTTAGCGTATTGTAGTACCATATCCATTGTGTATTTAGCCATGTGTCGAGTTCCTTTTCGTTAGGGCTGTATTATATATTAGGCACCTAAAAGTAGATTTAACAAGCGCCCTTGAGTATTTTTTTACACTTTAGTGTATCTCTGCATAAGTGTTGCCAAATTGCACATCTGTACCTAATGGTACGTTCAAACTTAGCTCTTTATTAAGCTGAGATACTGCCTTTTCCATCTTATCTTTTACAACTGTTTCTTCTCCCTCTTCTACCAAGGTAATAACCTCATCGTGAAATTGTCCAATAGTCTTAATGCCTTGCTTCCTACAGGCAGCTACCCAACTATCAAAGCAGAAAACACCAGTGCCTTGGTTTAGAGTAGAGAACCTGTCCTTTTCATTACGGAGGCTATACCAGAAGTTAGATACTGGGTTCCATAGCCAGAAACCGTCTAGGCACTCCTTAACCTTAGCACTCTCTGCAACCTTCTGTACTGACCAATTACGTGACCAGAAGGCATCTTTGAGTGACCTAGCCTCACGTAAACTCATACCCGTCTCACGGGCCAGCTTATCGGCTCCTATGCCATATGTAGCACTGTAGTTCACTACCTTGTAGTTCTTACGAAGGGCTTTTAAACTACGCTCCCCTGAGTTATGTTTGTCGATGTCATCTTGTGTGATAACACCAGCATGTTTAGCTAAGTCTAGGTGTGGATCAAAGCCGTCTCTACTCATTTCAGCTACATAATCAGGGTCTAGGGGTTTCATGTAGTGACGCTTAGTTGTATCCTCTAGGCTAGTCATGTCAGCCCCGCATAAGATGTACCCATCAGGTGCAGTCAGACACCCACGGATCTCAGCACCATAGGGCTTTTCCACTGAGGGTAGGTTGACTAACGGTCTTGCATGACGGAAGCGCAATGTGTTGGTAAACCCTGCGATTGTTGCTTGCACGTATCCATCACGCTCTGCATCAACCATGCCTTTAAGAACAGAAATACGATGGCTGAGAACAGAAAGCCCATCAAGAAGATGTATAGCTTTGTCGTAAGGTGCCAATCGTAAGACTGAGGGGCATAGTTCTGCATCCTTGCGGATTTGCGGAATACTTCTTTCATTATTACCATCCTTGTCCTTGACATATTTGTGAGTAGCTGGCTCCCATCCTAATTTATACAGCCAAGATTTTACCTGATCGGGAGAATTAGGGTTAGCTCTCTCAACCTTATGCAGCACTTGCATCTTTGTTGTAGTCACTGGAACTTTATATTGCCTACATAAGCTAACCCAATTCTCCCCAGCTACAGATAGCTCCCCATTCTTCTTTTCCATTGCTAGGGGTCTGTTTGCCATCTTGTACCTTTTTACTTCTGGCATAGCATCAGCTAACTGCTCAATCTTCTCAGCCTTCATAGTCTCCCATACCTCTAAGTGTGTACGAGCTTTAGTCACGTCCAATTTCCACTGAAGGGCTTCTTGCTCCGCTGCACACTCCATCTTAAAGGTTAGGTAGTCTATAAGACGAGCCTTGTTATACTCATCATCATACAGCTTGTTTAGTTTCTTATCTAAAGTCTTCCACAACCTTGAGTTGATCTTAACGTCCTCTTCACAACGGTGAGCGTACTGTTGCGGTGTTAGACTTTGCCAGTCAGTAATCTTAGGCTTAGGTATTCCGTAGTCTTCGCCATAGCTCTCTAGTCCGTGCTTGCCACGGTTGTGATCTACATACCAAGCTACAGCTAGGGTATCTATTAGACGAGCCTTAACTTTTATACCTAGCACTTTTTCCACTGCGGGGATGTCAAACCTGACAATGCTATGTCCTATGAGAGTATCAACTTTAAATACCTCACGCATCTCATCATAGCTATGTGTTGAGTTTACTGTCTTACCTAAGTCATCTGACCAAGATACTACGTGGATCTTTGTGCTGTTGAAGCCATCTGTTTCTATATCAAATATTCTCATTAAAGTACCTCTCTTAACATAAACGTATCAGTGCTGAATCTCAGCTTACCGGCCTTGCCTTCGATGGAACAGGGTCGGTTTTTTTGTACCGTAATTGTTGTAGTGTTCCTCTCTTCTAATGTGTCAGCTTCCTTGTCTCTTTCTAAGTCTAAGACTACAGAAGCCCTCTGACCAATCATCTTACAATACTTAGGGTCTCCGTATTCGTTGGTGTGAGCAATAGTTACGATGCCTACGTTAAGGTCTGCTGCAAGCTTAGATAGTCTAACCGATAAGTCAGCAAGTTGTTGTTCCTTACTCTCCTCTGAATGTCCAGTAACTACATCCTGTATCGGCTCAAAGAATATGAACTTACATCCACAAGCCTGACTAAAGAAACGTATCTGGTCACATAAGTCATCAGCACCTTGGTTCTCCTCAAGATAGAACTGATACAGTAGCTCATCTTTAGTTAAGCTCTCAATAGCTTTGATAACCTCTTCCTCTGAGTCAGACTCTTCAATAAGATCCCTACGTGTAAGATTGTCCTTAGCTTCATAAGACACAAGCCCAAGCAAAGAACGTAACTTAGTTTCCTCTAGGTGCCATGTAGCAATAGGAACCTTACGCTTGAGCATGTTATATTCTAAGTACCGCATTACCTCTGTCTTACCTATGCCTGTAGGTGCCTTGATAACTGTGAAGTGACCTTGCATGAGACCTAAGATCTTCTCATCCAAAGCCTCAATACCTGTAGGAACGTACTGGTGTTCTGGAGTGTCATGGTACAAGTTAAGGAACTGCTCAGTAGTATTGAAGATATTGTCAGGTACATATTTGGAGGCATTAAACCAAGCGCTCTTAAACTCTGTTGCTGCACCAGCGGTCAAGAAGTCATTAGCATCCTTATATTTATTGTGAGAGACACGGTACACCTTGTTAGGAAACATCTTAGAGATCTTTGCAGCAATACCGTTGCCAGCCTCATCATTATCTACAGATAAGATAATCTTCTGGAAGCTATCTAGGTAAGGCTTACACTTCTCCCAAAGTGCCTTGGAAGGGGTAGCTGATGGTAGAGAGACTACAGGATTGAGGTAAGTATCCCTAGAGCTTAACATCTGGTAAGCAGACATAGCATCTACCTCACCCTCTGTTATCGTTAAGACATTAGAGCAGCCAGCAGTAAAGAAGTTCATACCGAACAACTCATCAGTTTTGAACCCCTTGCTTGCATAGAAATCCTTTTCCTTAAGATTCCTGGTTTTTATTCCCCCGCTGGGGTACACGTAGTTTTGAGTACCGTTAGGGTATGTAAGAACGTCATACTGCTCCATAGTGCGCTCTGATATACCTCGCATAGCTACATGACTACCACCATCCTGAGCCTCTCTTAAGCTCTCTGAGGTCGTATTTCCACTGACGGGGTACTTGTCTTTAGCCCAGTCAAACATCTGTTTCCTAGAAGGGTAACTACTACCACAAGCAAAGCATTTACCAAAGCCTCTAGTGTTATAGTTAAAAGCGTCTGATGAACCACAGTCCACATAGGGACACGGTTGATCTCTCACATTATCATGTACATCTGTATTCATACTTACTCCTTATTATTACTACCATACCTACAACAATCGGCCTTAACGAAAGGGGAGACATAATACTATAGGCACCTACTTTTTAATTTAACAAATATAACAGTCAAAGTTTTTGTACCTGTTGCAAATTTGTAACTACCTTTCTTAGGTGAGCAAACAACTTTTTCTCTCTTTGATCTATCCCTTGTTGAGATATACCAAAGAAATTTCCCATGTCTGCTTGAGTCATGTTTTCTACAAATTTCATGTGCAGCAGAAGTCTATCGTCATCGTTGAAGACTAACTCTATCTGCGTATTCAGCTTATTGTAGAAGTCCGTTTCCTCGTAGTTCTCCTCAACTGTCTCGTTAAATAAAGACGCTGTATCAAAAGGTATAATCTCAGAGCTAAGAATGTTTCTAAGGTAGTTAATACCATCCTCGCTCCAAGTATGGTCCCCAAATTCCTCTGTATCTATATCCCTACTGAGCCTACGTGATACATCAGAGGCGGGTATATCGACTGGAAATACATCTAAGTTAAGATAGTCATGCATCCTACGATTAGCCTCACGATATAATTTCGCTGGATGGGATTTGGGGTCTTCAGCTAGGATCTCGTAGCACTGTAATACGCCCTCACCTACAAGATCGTCATAGTGGTTAGGGTTTTTATATCTACGGGCCAAGCCCTCGCACATCATCATAATTGTTTCTGGTTTCATGTCTTATCTTTCCACCACTTCATGGTATCTCTAATTGCTATATATAAACCTAACATAATTCCTACGGGCAGTGCTGCAAGTGCAGATAGGACAACACCCATAGTTATTATGTAAGGGATTAACTCACCCGTTTCCATCGGGACGTCTCTTAGGTTTTATAGAGGCTGATATAACCTCAGTCTTTAGGCATTGACCTATGGCATTCCTATCTAGGGCATACACAGGCTCGTAATAGGCTGGTAGAGCGTCTCCACAGACCTTAGCACTAGGGAAGATGACCTTAGCTTGTAGGTAGTCACCATTTAACGTGTAGCTCAACACAAGGACAGTATAGAACAACATTATAAATACTCCACTACTCTACCAGTATTCCACTTCTTAGCCTCTCTCTCAGCATCCTTACGGCTACTAAAGATCCATACCTCAGTGTCATACGTCCAAGGGTTTTCCTTCCTTACGAAAGTGTACTCTCCCTTCTCAACCTCTATTTCCACTACATACCTACCCATCGCTTTTCTCCTTCTCTAAGCCAGCCTTGATTAATGTTACAAAGCCTACGTCAAAGATAGCTGCGAATGTCTCAGGATCACACTCTACTTGCAGTGTGGCACTACCATCCTCATGCTCTTCTATTTCTGTTATTTTGATTATATCACTCTTCATCACTCATTCTCCCTTAATGCTCTCCACGACACAGGAAACAAGTCAACCATGATACGGTCAATTTCCCACGCTACCTCTGCTGTCTCAGCTTGTGTATCAGGCTTACAGCGTAGCTTACACATGTCAGCAAATGCATCTAAGCTACCTGACCAGTACCACTCAGTCATCATAGACTGTGGCAGTACCATACGTGCTTGCTCAGGGCATACACCTAAATCTAGAAGATACTCATACTCTGTCAATGCAATCTCGTTAAAACCATTGTCAGATACAGTTACTTTACCTGCGCTACCTTGCTTCTTATTAAGGCTACGTCCACGATATGTATCAGGCACATAAAACTCAGGCTCACTGTCCACATACCTACGGCTAATCTCATTCCAACGTAGGAACTTATGCTTGACTAGCTGACGTGCCACAAACACAGGTGCCTTAATATGGAAACTAGCAAAGCAATGACCAAACGGGCTAAGATGTTTATGCTTAGCTAAGTACTTTATAAGCTTGGCATCCTTATCCTTAAGCTTAGGTGGACCCCATACGTCACTCGTATCCATCTCGCTACGCTTACCAAAGCTTACCCTTGCTGCATTAGCTACAGATAAGTCAGATCCCATGTGATCTACATACGTTACTTCAATCGAGTTTGACATATAAATACTCCTCTCTGTATTCCACTTTATAGTCTTTTCTACTGTAGGGGTTACGACAACAATACACAAAATCTTGAGCGTCTGACTCCGACAAGAACAGAGCTATGATAATGTTGTCACTGTTAATTACACAATACATTTAAACCTCCTTCTTATGTTTACGCTTCCTGCTTAATATAGGTTTCTTTTTATCTGGGACAACCCTTGGTTTATATTTAGGTTGCCTCAGATCTTTAGCCATAGGGTTAGGCTTTCTATTTACCACGGTGGCTCTCCATATTCGTCCAGTACGGGCATCTTGTAGCTAGTGTCGTAGCGTACAAGCTCACTCTCCTGCTCACACTGATCTTCAGTTGGTATAAGTATACCTAGCTCTCTTAACTCTATTTCCATCTCAGGGGTCATTCTCTTCCCTCCATCTTGAATTAGCACACTCTTGCTCATCCCAATTTATATTTTCATCGGAGGGGTCTTCTAGCTTACAACTAGGACAACCCCATTCGTCTATGTCGTGCATGTCATGGACGCTCTCACACTCATGACACACTTCTTTATTGAGCTTATGTAACATCAGTACATATAATCCTGATGCCATTCCCAATAGTAATCCTCTATCAGATCTTGGACTTTCTTAACTACATGATCAGGTAGATCAACTAACTCACCATCATCATCATAAGAACTGAAGCTGAATATTGGTTGCTCTTCAATGTTAAAGTATTTTCCCATCTCGTCTCCTTCTACGGTTGCAACGCCATACTCTAGTGTATCAACGTCAATGTCATAATCATTTACTTCAATAAACATCTGCATATTAGTATCCTTCCCTGATGCGTCCTAAGTCTGTAAGTAAACCCTTAGCATCGTAGCCATAGGATTGCAATAGCAAAGCTACACTTTTTGGGTGATCTGCAATAACTTTTTCTAAGCTGACATCTACAGCAATGTCATCAGCATAGGGATAGTAGCGGTCATCTTGTGACCAGAAGGCATCTGACCAGAAGTCATCCTTGTCAGTTGGGTCACGAACTATGACAAGCTTAGACCAATCAGCATTGATACAAGCATCTGATAAAGTCTCCATGAACTCTAAGTCCTGATGCTCTGACTTGGCATGTTGATTGAAGTAACCTACAGATAAGTTTGTACACTCAGGGATTATACCTCTGTACTCGTTACTGTCTGTGTATGAGCC